ACACCTACTGATGGTATAAGTGGTGGCTCTGTTGAACCCACAGGCAGTTCCAGTAGTAAGGGAACTTCTTCAGGAACAAACAGTGGTGCTAATGCTGCTCAGGTAATTGGCTATGCCGAACAGCAACTGGGAGATCCTTATGTCTGGGGTGGAACTGGTCCTAATGGCTGGGACTGTTCTGGGCTTACTCAATGGGCTTTCGGTCAGGCAGGCGTAAAGATTCCTCGTGTTGCTTCTGCTCAGCAGAAGATTGGTAAGCCTGTTGATACTGATAAGACACAGCCTGGAGATCTTCTGTTCAATGGTAATCCTGCTCACCACGTTGTAATGGCTATTGGTGGTGGAAAGATCATCGAAGCTCCTCGTACAGGCTTGAATGTTCGTATCCGTTCATTCAAGCCTGGTGAGTTTACTAATGCCAGAAGAATTCTCGGATCTGTTGGTAATATGAATAGTCTCGCCAATTCTTCTAACGACTCTGCTACTACGCTTAACGATACTTCTGGTAATAGCGGTGGAGATATCGGAGGAGTTTACGGTGGAACTTCCGAGCTGGAAGCGATCATGTCTGCTCTCGGTGGAGGAATCTCTGCTGGAAGTGCAGGCCTGAGTGCCCAGACATCTTCTTCAAGTACTGCTACTACTTCAACAACTACTTCAGCCAAGTCTCCTTCTAGTAATAACCGTAAGGACTTGCAGAGTTACGCTAAGAAGTTACTTCAGCAACACGGCTGGTCAAGTCAGTGGAATGACTTCAATGCTCTCGAAATGTCTGAAGCAGGATGGAATCCAAAGGCTACCAACCCTTCTTCTGGTGCTTATGGTCTGGCACAGGCTCTTCCAAAAGAAAAGTATTCCAGTGCGGGTAGTGACTGGAAGACAAACGGTGGGACTCAGCTTCGTTGGATGATGGATTATATTCAAAATCGTTATGGTTCCCCAGCAAAGGCCTGGTCATTCCACCAGCGTAATAACTGGTATGACAAGGGTGCCTGGGACATTGACAAGGATCAGCCTGCAACAGTTCACAAGGGCGAGATGATTATTCCCGCTCAGCAGGCTGAAACAATTCGTCAGACTCTTCTGAATAACACCTTCAATCCTAATCTTCAGAAGGCTGCGGGAACAGGCAGCAATGGTGCTATTCAATTCGGTGACATAAATGTACACATGCCAAGTACATACAGCGGAAGTGCTCAGGATGCAAGAGCCGCCGGTAAGATGGTTGCTGAGGCAATTGCAGAACAACTACGTCTTAAGAATCTACAGACAGGACAGTAATGGCGACTAGACTACCATCAGAGCCTATCTCCGGATTACCATACCCAGTAATTAAAGGGAAGCCGGGGGTAACAGTATTTCAGAATCCCCCGTTCCATCCCAATGTACTGAATGTCGGAGGTGCCAATAAGGCAACCAGACCTGCGAGTGCTAACGACTTCAGTCAGGGATCTGGAAGTTTTCACAGAGGAATGATTGCTGCTGGTGCTGGAATAATTCCTGGTGCCAAGGGAAATGTTCAGTACAAGATTAATTTTCTGTACAACCCTTCCACTATTTCAGAGAGCAGATCACTTGACTTGAACAGTGGGATTCTTCCTTCGTATGCCAGAAATCCTGATGACCCAGGAAGCTACGCAACTAATCTGAATACCACAATAAGTTTCTCTCTGCTATTCGATCGAACATTTGAAATGTGGGACAAGGCGTACCTGAATACCCTGGCGGGAAACTATGGTGTACGAGTAGATGTAGAAGCTTTCTATAATCTTCTGGGTATCAATACATTTGATACGACATCATCAGAAATCCGTAATAGCAGTGGTGGACGTTCCACACAGGTAGTACAGGGCCCTATGACCTTCAACCCTGCCTATGTGTATTTTGGAAATAATTCAGACAATGCTCTAGAATATTTTGGTTATATCTCTAGTGTGGGAATTACCTATACACACTTCACCGCTAAAATGGTTCCTGTCAGATGTGCTGTAGATGTAGGATTTACTGTTCTGTCCAAGATTTCCGGAAGCACAAGTTAAGGAGAAATAATGACTATAAGTATCTACAGTAGATATGCTAATGACACAGTTACTCCAATATCCGATAAGGCGGGAGTAACCAGATCTACCATTCTCATTAATCCTCCCAGTGTTCCTGCTACATTCAGCATCAGTACGTATACCTGGCAGACAGGAGATCAGATTGATTATCTTGCTTACTCTGCCTACAGGGATGAGACACAATGGTGGAGAATAGCTGATGCCAATCCTGAAATTCTCTTCTGGAATAATATAATTTCAGGTACACAGATTAGAGTACCTAATGCTTAATTCTTCTCCGTCACTTCCGTACTTCAGTGTGCTGATAAATGGAACTACTGTATTACCGCAGTACACTCCTTGTTTAAAGATTGTCCAGAATACCAATGCTCACCCAATTGCTTTTCTTGATGTTGTTTATGTGGGGAAGAGTATAAGTACTACTGGAATTGGCACAGCCTACAAGTGGAGCTACCTCAAAGAGCAGACTCCTGTACAGATCAGCTACGGTCAGAGCCCACACTATGTTGCACCATTTCTAGGATATGTTTCTTCTTACAAGTTACTAAAGACAGGAACTGATCCTGGTAATGCCAACATCGTGTGGACTACTGTGCAGTACACGATAACAGGTACTTCTCAGGTAATGCAGTCAACGAATAATACTTCGTGGAAGCATACAAGCCCTTCCACTATTGCAGGAAATATAGCTACACGTAATGGTTTCCGTGGAATCATACATACTTATCAGTCAGCTATTGACTATCGTCTACAGAACTCCAGTGACTTCAAGTTCCTTGCTCAGCTGGCTGACGAAATAGGTTTCAGATTCTATGTAGATAATACTGATCTGTATTTTATTAATCCAAAACAGATTCTGGACAGAGGAAATATAAGAACTACTCCGCAATTCTGGTCTCATAATCAGCCGGGTTTCTACGATACGATAAGATCTTTCTCTCCTGTAGTAGGAACTATTACTCCTGATGGTGGCATTGTGGCAAACAGAAATGTCGTAGGACTGAATCCTACGACAAATGCTATTACTCAAGCTACTTTACTTTCTAATACTACAGTTTCTGCTACAAATTCAACACCCCTTGCTTCAGCTATTACAAAATATTACACAGCAGCACCTGCTGAATCTTATTACGAAGCTGCTCAAAAGGTGACTGCGGATTCCCTTAGAAATATCTATTGGAATACTGCGGACAGTGAGCTACGAGGAGATGCACGCATAAGACCCAACACCTTGGTAAATCTTACGGGCCCTGCTCTTCCTACTGATGACGCAGGTTTGTGGCTGGTACAGAGTTCTATTCATACCCTGACAAAGCCTGCACCTTCAGGAACAAAGTATGATGCTACCTATACTACTTGCGCAGAATTGGTTAGGGATCAGATCTATACAGCCAATACAACAGCGCTGTCTCAAACACAGGATATTACTCAGACAGTTCCTGCTAAACTCGTTGGTGGTAGATGGAGATCTTCAAATGTAGGAGCAACAGTTTATGCCACTTAGTTATGACGCAATGTACAGAGCCTTGGTTACTTCTATAGCTGACCCAACTAATTCGGGAAAGATCAAGGTTCAGTGTCCTCAGATTTCTGGCACAGCAGAGATTAGAGCGGCTGAACCAGCTAACCCAGCGGATCGACTACCCAATGTAGGATCAACTGTGTGGATTTCTTTTAATGGCGGGGATCTCACTAAACCTATTTATTTCAGTAATAGTTCTTTTACTGAAGCTCACCCTAACGGATCAGTGTCTCTTACGTCTCTCGCTACAGCTACAGACCCTGATCCTGTAAGAGCACTTGCTCTCTCTGGCCATGACAGTCAGCCTACCGGTTCCTCTACTACTCCGATGCTACTTATTACGGATGGGAATGGTACAGGTACAGGAGACATCGGAGTTTCAGGTTCTGTTATTAAGACGGGACTCTTTGGCGCTTCCGAAACCTGGCACACACCAACATTTGGTTCCGGCTGGGCAAGTACCGGATCAT